GAGGCTCACGGCGACCCCCTCAGTGGGCTAGGCGAGCTTCCGGATCGACCACGCGATGCTGCGGTCCGTGCCGGCGATCTTCGTCACCGAGAAGTCCCACTTGTGCAGCTGGATCAGCGACGGGGTGACGTACAGCGGGGTGCCGACCGGGCCGACGACGTTCTCCTCGAAGATCACACGCGCCGTGCCGCCACTGCTGATCGCATCCCACGCCCGCACCCGGAAGATGTCCCCCGCGGCCAGGTTGTTCAGCTCGAGGAACAGCTGGTGCACGCCATCGGTGGACTGCCCCGACCCTTGAGTGGTCGACGCCGCCGCCAGCCAGTACTCCGACGTGCCGATGGTTGCGCTGGACTGGAACGCCTCACTGATGGCCACAGGTCACTCCCTCAGTCGACGCAGTACGCGATGGACGAGAACGACACCGCAGTGGACGCGATCGCGTACCGCAGGTCCGTGCCCGCCGGCAGGTTCCAGAACATGCGCGACAGCGCCGCGTTGGCCGACTCGAAGGCGATCGACTCGGTGCCGGTGTCCGTGGCGATCAGCAGGTCGTCGACCAGCACATTCGTGCCCAACATCAGCCGGTACCAACCGTAGGCATCCACCGTCGTCGTCCGGTTGCTCGGGTCGACGCCGATCTGCATGTAGCGGATCGGGTTCGTCGATGACGACGTGAGCTGCCCCGCCGTCGCCCCGTAGGTGCTGGTCGAGCCGGCAGTGTGCAGCACCCCGTACGAGTTTGCCGAGGATACGCCGTAGGCGGTCACGCGGGTGCCGACATAGCATCCCAGCGTGGGCCGCTGGTACAGGGTGATCGCCACGCTGCACGTCTTGGACGCCACCACCGACTGCGACCGGGCCGAGATCCGGGTTCCCGACGGGATGAAGATCGGGAACGTGTACGTGCGCCACGCATTCGACGTGGACACCGGCAGCACCCATCCGGCCATCAGGTCCGGGATCAGCACCACCTCGGAGCCTGAGCCGCCGGTCATGATGTCCAGCAGCGTCGCCGTGGACACGTTCGAGGATGCGTTGTTGTGGATGTGCACCTGGATCGCGAACGAGTCGGCAGACGTCGAGGCGATCAGCTGGGTCGGCGTCGTCCCCTTCGTGTGCGGGGTTGCGTTCGCCGTGATCGTCGTGCCCACGCCCGGCGCGGTCGGCGTTGAATCCGTCAGCAGGAAGCCCCTCCGCACCGGGTTCATCAGCATGGCCGGACTCCCGTCAGTCTCAGGAGACGGTGACCTTGAGCACTGCCGTCGTCGGCACGTCCACAGTGAACGTCGACGCCGTGGAGGACACGTCCCCGGACTCGGTGCAGTAGGCGATCAACTCGTCCGCCGATGCGGCGCCGCCGCGGGACTTGTACAGCACGGCTGTGCGCGCGGTGATCGTCGCGCTGGTGAATGACAGGTCGTCCCACACCATGCGGATCTCGTTGGTGGCGGCGTCGTAGGTGACGCTCACGCCGGTGATGGTGCCGCCACCGGCCGAGTACGACCCGGACGCGCCGACCTCGTTGGTCACGTCGTCGCGGAAGTCGTGCGCGTCCTGGTCGGGCGTGTACGACGACGTGGTGAGCATGATCTTGAACGTGTCGGTGTTGAGGTCCACTGTGCCGGTCATCACGGCCAGCAGTCCCTTGCCGTACCACTTCCAGGTACCGGACATCTACGCCTCCTCGGCGGTTCGCTTGGGTGCCCGCTTGCGGGGCGAAGGTGTGGTAGCCGCCTTGGCGGCAGCGTCAACGGCGGTGGCCAGCCTGCGCGCCTCCACGTTGACCGGATCGTCAGGGGCCAGTGCCTCCAGAAGGGCGTCAAACCGCTCCACGACGGCCAGCAGCAGCAGTTCGGTCTTGGTGTCCGGCTTCGGCAGTTCAACAGCCACAGCGGCCCTCCTCGGGCGTGCAGATGAGGGGCCAGCCGAAGCCGACCCCCCATCAGGGCGAACTAGGAGATGATCACGTCGGCGACGACGAGACCCGTCGGACGGGTCACCTTCGCCCCATAGACCGAGAGTCCCTTCACTCCATCCTTGAAGGCCTTTTCCGTGCGGTAGGCCTCAAGGGACTGGAGCTGCTGGGCGAACGTGGTCGCCCCGCGGTAGCCCGCGATCATCGACTTGCCCGCACCGGCGCCGGGGCCGTCGGGCAGGTTGCTCGACTTCATGATCTCGAAGCCGGCAGCCTCGCCGACTCGACCGTTGGCGCGGGTGGCCGAGCCGACCGGGTCGCCGGATGCGATGAAGCGGCTGTCCTTGAGCAGCTTGCCGTAGAACCCGGGGGTGACGATGGCGAACCGGTCCTCCTCTGGCACGTCGGCGTCGTCGAGCAGGACGCCCCAGTTGACCAGCGCGTCGTAGGCGTCGGTCACCGTGGAGATGGTGGCCTCCGCGATCTGGTGATCGGGTGCGGCAGCTGACGCGCCAGCGGCCATGAGGCCGAGCACGTAGGTGTCCATCGTCTTGGCGACCTGGTAGGCGCCCTTGCGGATGGCCTCAGCCATGAGCGCGCCACCATTAGCGGACTGCGCCTTGTCCACGTCGTCCACGACAACGTCGAAGTACTTGACCTGATCGAGCAGCAGTTGACGGGTGGCGTCAGTCTGCGTCTCGTGGGTGAACTCCGCGCCGGTGTAGTCGCCGACGGTCGGGTCCGCGACGCTGGTGATGTTCACGGCCTTGCCGGTCGCGTCACCCTCGTAGTCCTGGTTGCACGCGCCGACGGCGACGAGCTTCTTCTCCAGGGTGGACAGGAATTCGCCCGCCCAGATGATCTGCTGGAAGTTGGTGATTGCCATGGTGGCGGTCCCCTTTCAGGGGTCGATGGGGGTGAGTTAGGCGGTCTTGCCGGCCATGAGGTCGGCGAGCTGCCCGGCAACGCGCGCCGCTTTGATCTGGTCCGGGGACATCCCGGCCAGGTCGGCGCGGGTGAGCTGCTTGGGCAACCCGGAGTCGGCCACGTTCTTCGGGCCGGTGTCGACGGGTCCGAACTTGGGCACGGGCGGGATGTAGGCCTTGAGCCTCTCGGCGGTGGCCCGCATCACGTCCTCGGTGTCGCCGGTGATCAGGTCGGCGAGGTCGGCGGGGATGCCGGTCTCGTTGACGATGCGCTGACGGGCGGCCTCGGCCTGCGCCTTCGCGGCGGTGGCCTCCAGCTCGGCGACCTTGGCGGCAAGGCGCTCGGCCTCCGTCTTCTGCGCGTCCTCGTACTGCTTGACCTTCGCGGCAGCCTCGGCGGCAGCCTTCTCGGCGGCGCGGCGCGCCTTGCGTTCGGCCTCCAGCGCCCGCTTGCCTGCGTCTCCGAGGTCGTCGGGTGCGGCCTCGGGCTGCACGTCGGGCTCGGTGGCGGGGGCGGTCGTGGCGGTGTCGTCGGACATGGTTGGTTCTCCCATCGCGGAAGGGAACCCGGCACGCCGTCGCGGCGAGCGGGAGAATGTGGGCACATGACGAAGCCCCCGGCGGTGTCGCTCGGGGGCTTGCGGGTGCGGGGCGCGGGATCTAGCGGATGACGACCGGGCGGTGGCTCACGGGCTGCGGAGCCGGCCTCGGGGTGACCTTGCGGCCCTGGTCGTAGCCGAGCATCCACGCGCGGCGGGCGAACGTGTCTGCGACGCTGACGCCGGCCGGGTACGGGCAGTCCGGGGTGTCGGTGTAGCGGCCGGCGTCGAATCCTTGCCGTGCGTACGCCATGGCGGCCAGTCGCATGCTGCTGGTCTCGATGGCCCGATCGAAGATCGGCGCGTCCGGGGCGAACGTCGGCACGATGTCACGCAGCCGGCGCCAGTACTCGGCGTCCATCGCCGAGCGCTTCATCCCCGCGACGATCTTGTCGACCTCGGTCACCGTCCGGCCATCCTCTGCGCCCGCTGGTAGCGGCGTTGCGCTGCTGCCAGCCTGTCACCTTCGGTGGTCGGCTGCGCGGTGGCGCGCCGACGCGCGGCCTGCTTGGCGCCCCGCTCGGCCATGGCCTCCCGGCGGTCCTTGCCGATCAGTTCCTGCGCCAGCGCGCGGGCCTTGTCCTCGGTGAGCTTCAACTTGGCCAGCGAGGTGCGAGCGTCGAGGTGGCCGTGCGCTGCCATCCGCTCGTACAGCGGCATCCGGCCGTTGGTCTCCCACCACTGGAGGAGTTCCTGGTTGGCGTACTTGTAGGCAGTGCGCGGGTCGCCGGTCATCAGCGTTCGCAGGGTGATGCCCTTGGCCTCGGCCTCGGCACGCAGTTCCGGCCTGACGCCGCCGCCCGCCTCTTCCGCGTCCCAGAAGCGCACGTCCTGCTCAGCTTCCCACTGCTCGCGCACCTGACGGCGCGTGAGTCGCTGCTGCGGAATGTCCTCGAACGTGGGTAGGTCGGCGTCGTCGAGGTCGATCGGGTCGATCGGGCGCCAGTCGTCGTACTCGTCGTAATCGCGGCCCCAGGACTTGGCCCACTGAGCGCGGCGCTCCATCTCGTCCTCGAGCAGAGTGGCCACGTCGTCGTCGGCGCGGTTCCACGCTTCGGCCATTTCGCGCTCGAGGTCGGCGTTGGTCAGTCGCTCGGCCGTCTCGGCGGTGAACCGTGGCGTCGCGGCGGTGGTGGCGTTGGCAACATCGTGTGCCGGTGGCGAGTCCGCTGCGGCGATGCGGCGGGCCCACTCCTCCAGCGCCTCGCGGCTCGCGTCCGGGGTGAATGCGAGTCGTTCGACCTCGTAGTCGGGTAGGTCTGCCCATTCGCGCCGAATGCCGGCGGCGTTCATGCGAGCGTCGTCGGTGATGGCGTTACGCCAGTCCTTCGACAGCTCGGAGAACGGCGCGGGGGCGAGATTGCGGCCCTTCGCCACGGCGCCGTCCACGACCAGCTCCACAAGGCAGTCGCAGTGAGCGTGGTACTTGCGGCTCTGCCCGGCGCTCGCCGCAGTCAGGTACACCGCGCCGCGGGTGGCCAGCATCAGGCAGAACTTGCACGAGTTGCCCACCGCGACCCGGCGGTACCGGTTGAACCGGTCGTCGACCATCCCCTGGTTGATCTGCCCGTCCCGGCCGATCCGGTGCGGCTCCGACGCGGCGATGGCAACCAGCTTGTTGGCCGAGGCGTCCAGCCCCTCGGCGAACGTGGCCCCGCCGGCCATCCTCGCCTGCACGATGTCCCGGGTGACCGCGAACATGCCGCGCACGTCCCGCCCCGAGCCCAGCCGGCCCGGTTGGATGCCCGGCAGGCTGGCGATGTCCCCGGCGAGGTCCACGGCGTTCAGGGTGGCGTTCAGCAGGTCCGTGGTGGCCGCGACGGCGGACTCCTGCGCCACAGTCACCGAGCGGGTGCCCAACTCGGTGAGCCGGGCCCAGCCGACCTCATCGTCGAGGGACACGACCGCGTGCGCGAGGGTGTCGACCTGCAGGCCGGTGCGGCGACGGGCCAGCTCGAGCGCCGCCCGGTGCTTTGCGGCAGCCGACCGGGGCGGCGCCCCGGTGATCGTCACGACGCCTGCTCAGCCTCGACCGGCATCGAGGCTTCCAGCCCGAACGACGCGGCAGCGATCGCCGCCCTCTCCGCGCCCTCCGCAGCGCGCATCGCCCGCACCCGATCCATGTCCGCAGCCGACAGACCGTACCGCTCGGCCACCCAGTCGAACGGGAACCCCAGCGACGACAACTTCATCAGCGCGTCCACCAGCTGCGCCTCCGACCGGGACTCGGCCTCCTGCCACTGCACCCGACCCAACCGCGCCGCGTCAGCCGCGCCCCGGTCACCGGACACCAGCGCGGTCAGCCGGAACACCTCACGGATCGGCGGGGTGAAGAAGGTCTGCGCCTCCTCCACCTTCTTCACCAGCCCCGTCTCCGCGGCCAGCAGCGCCTCGGCCGACAGGTTGGCCATCTTGCCGAT